GATCCAGCCATCTGAAGTTCTATCTCTATCGGGGAACGCATCATCTACCTGCTCGCGTAGTTGTATCCCTGCCTTGCATAGCTTTGCCATATCTATTTATTATAGCATTTAAATTACAGAATCTTGAAGGATTGTGCCTAGGCGGTAGGCTTGCCTAGGCTTAGTCCGTCAGGAATTGGCTTTTCATAATTCCAAATAGCTATGAAAGCGCCTTTGCCGTCTGAATCGTCTTGCAAGTTTATTGTTTTAGTCCAGAATTTCAAATCATTAATATCTGCTAATTCTGGATAAGTTGCAATAATTTTTTCGTATAGTGTCATTTATGCTCCTAAGTAAGCAACGCTGAAACCAGCATCATCTGGATCGACATATAATGTTAGATTTCCACCAGATGATTGAAATACATAAAACTCTAGTGTGTTAGTAGCGGCTGCTGCTACAACATTTTGAATCCCAACTTGCGGATAAACTGTTGCATTAGGTGCGAAACCGCGATTCAAATAAGTTGGTGAGCCGTTTTTGTAAATTTTGGCTTGTCTTGTGCCTGTTGCATTTTGATCGAAGTAAGCCCAACCAATAACCAAATAATAGCCACCTTTGCCACTAGGAATAGTAATTGTTGAACCACTAGCAGCATAACCACCGACATCATAAATTTCAGTATCAAAAACAACTTTAGTCCAAGTGTTATTGGCAATTGTTTGTGTGTTTCCAGCATGAGTTATTTCCGCACCTGCAAAACTTGAACCACTTGCAGGCGTAGCCCATTTAAGACCAGTAGCCTCAACACTATCGGCTGTAAGTACCTGCCCATTTGTTCCTACGCCTAAGCGCGCATCTACTGTGCTAAAGGTGTATAGATCGCCTTTGGTAGTTAAAGGTGATGAACCACCTACTGCAACCCATGCTGTGCCATTGTAAACTTGAACTGAATTAGTATCTTGTAAATAAGACATCATGCCTTCAGCAAGTACACCGCTAAGCGCGCTTGTGCGAGCTGCTGAGCTTGCAAACACCATAACTGTTTGCTCATTCAAATACGTATTGACCTGGGCTGCTGTTAAGACATCACCTGTCTGAAAGAGCTTATATCCTGCGCCTGCCATATTTCTCCTTAGTAGCTCAGACTATCTGAGCCTAGTATACCTGATACATCTGAATCTAGGACAAAACCTGCCAATAAAGGTTCTGTGGTGTATAGCGTAGTCATCCAGGATGACTTTGTTATATCGTGATGGATGGCGTTTACCAGGCTAGATTGCACCACGCTGGATGAGCCAGGCGTGGTCTTGGTAACTGTTACGCCATCTAGTAATTCTATGTCTACCCCTGCCAATGGCTTGTTGGGGTTAGCATCATCATACAGATTAAGTTGAATGCTATCTATGCGTATCTCAGGGTCTTTGCGTGTAGCTAAAATGCCTTGGGCTTGATTTAAAGCCTCAGCGTTGGTTTGTACCAAGATATCTGAACGCTGGCCTGAATGCAAGAAGAATTTATCAATGGAAGGCTGGTCAAACACATTCTGAGCTGTGCCACCTAAGCGTGTAATGGTTACGTCATTTATTAGGTTTGTATCATCAAAAGCCACTATGGCATTGGTATAGGAAATGTCTGTGCCTTGATCGCTAAACTCATAGACCGGGAACGCTGGCGTGGCTATAAGAGCATTACGGCTTACGAAATTAACTTTGCCATTGGCATCTAGGAAGATGCCGCCAAACTCGCTCTGTTCCACGTTAAACAGCGCTTGAAGGGCATCCCTATCTGTGCCTGGATCCGCTTGAAGTGTTGAATCTCCTGTGTCCACATTACGCAAACTTAAAGGCCATTCAATCTCATCTAGGATGGCATTTACTCTAGCCCCTGAAGTTTGTACCCCTGAGCCTGTAACAGTTGTTATGCCTGAGCCTGCAAGCAACTTAAAGCCATCTACGCAACGCAAGGTAACTGTGCTTAGTTCATCGTTGCCTTGTCTAAAGCCTGTGTCGTATGTATTGATAAATCCTGAAAATAGAAAGTAATCTTGCGTGTTGTATGTAGCATAGATAATTATCTGCCTTAGCGGAACAAGGTTCGGATAGTAGATACTGGCAGGGTTAGTAGGATTCCAATCACCTGTTTGATCATATAGAGTTACGTTAGCTGTGCCAGCTTCAAACTGTGATGTGATGCGATTACGCCCACGGCGTATATTTACCTTACTTACCAAGTTGGTAATTTCAAGCGGCAACGTGCCTGAACCAAGCGTATTCGTGCCTAGTATTCCTTCAGTTGCACTTCCTAAGATTAAAGGATTGATTTCAAAAGCGGTATCGCTATCAAAGTCAACAAAGACACGCAGCGTAGGCGCTGGCATTAAATCGCCCTACTTTGTAGCAATAATCCTTTGCCTGTCTTTTGATAGTTATATTGAATGTCTGTAATAACCTCAGCCAAATCTTCAGAAGATGTAACGTTGCCTTCAACATTAACATTTATCGTAGTTGTAGTCATTGGGTTGCCTTCAGAATCAAGACCTAATTTGGCAAAAAGTGCTGCAAGTTCAGCTGCTCTAATTGCATTTTCTGCTTCTGCCAAAGCTCTTTCCGATTCAATTAATGCTAACAATGCTTCAGATTCTCCTAATAAAGCTGCTGCATCGGATTCGGCTAAATCGGCTCTTATGCCTTCTGCAATAGCATGTTCAATAGTTAAAGGTTTAAATGGATTAACAAACTCATCAAGCGGCCTTGCGCCATTAATGTAAACATTTGTAGCGTTAACATCCATGCGCTCAAGCTTGGTAACTGTCATTTTCTCTTGGTCTAGGCGTAGACCCTTTTCAGCAAATAGGGTTTCAATAGGTATTTTGATTTTAAGTGTCTTAAGCAATTCCTGAATGCGTGTAATTGTGCCAGGCCAATCAGCAAACGGATCTCCAACCATTTCATCTAGGCTATCTAATAGCAATGCCAACTCAGCAGCAGCAGCCTCAGCTTTAATTAACTGACCTTCAAGAATAATGGCTCGCTTTACATCCTCATCAAGAATGGCTTGCATTAGCTCTAAGCGCAGGCGTTCTACCTCATTAATCTGACCGCCTAGAGCAGCAGCAATCTGTATACGATCCATTTCAAACCGCTTATTGATTTCATCAATAATCTTTGATTCTGTATTTTGCTTTTTCTTTTCAGCAGTAATTTTCTTTTCATTGTTTAATTTTTCTATGGCTGTTCGCTTTTCAGCTTTTGTTAATGCGTTTTGCGCTCTTAGCCTAGCCCTGTTTTGTTCTGCTTCTTTTCTTGCTTGCTGACCAGCTAACCTAGCACTTGCTGAATCCATAGTAGGAACTAGCTCACCGGTAACTATAAAGCCAGCACCACGCACCAAGCCTTCAAACAGAGCCATGAGAGCTTTAGCTGCTTTGCTCTCTGTAATGCCCCTAAAAGTATCTTCTGCATCTTTGCCAAACTCAACTACTGCTGCGCTTAAAGTACCTAGTGCTTTACCTAGGTTTATGATGCCTTCTTGCAATTCCTCAATGCTGACATCGGCATCTTCAAGTCCAGATACTAAACCTTCTCCAAATGCTTCTTTGGCTTGCTCAACTGCTGCTGCAAGTCTTTGCATCTTGCCTGCAAAGGTGTCTGTTGCTTTACCTGCTGCGCCATCAAACCTAGTCTGTAGATCCTCTAATACCTCATCAAACTTCTTGCCTTTAAGCTCAGCTGTAGTGAAGCCAATGCGTAAACGTGCTAGTGCAGTTGTTTCGCCTTTGTAGGCTCGCTGCAAAGCGTTGCTTACTGTCTGTAAATCTTTGCCAGTTCCAAGGCTAACATCTAAAGCAGTTGTTAAAATCTTTTGTGCTGTGCTTGCATCACCTGTAGCCTGAGATAGGCTGATAAATGCATTAGTTAACTTATCGCCTGCAACGCCGGTAGCCAGTTCTAACTTTTCTATAAAATCATTAATAAATGGTGAAGCAAATCCTAGGTTGACCGCGTTTAACTGTGTGGCTAGTAATTGCGCTTCTTTTGTGCTATCGCTAAACGCCTGTACAGAAGCCTTGCCAAACTGTACAACTTTAGTAACTGAGAATACGGCAAGGAACTTCTTGCCTAACTTGGTAAAGGCATCATCTGCCTTCTTTGTTCCTTTGTCGTTATAGCTGGTGACTATAGGAAATACAATTGCCACGTTACAACCTCGCTATCTCAGCATTGGCACTACCTGCTACTTGTTGCAATACTTTTAAAATTGTAGCCTTGGCTTTGCCTTGATCCTCAGCCAAGTTTCTACCCATCAAACGACCAGATGTCTTAGCTGTGCGCCCGGTCTGCTCTAGGCTACCAATGCCATTATTTAGGTTAGCAATAAACTCTCTACCGGCATCAGGGTTGTTAGATTTTGATTGGGAGCTGCCATATCTGTTTTGCCTTCCAGCAGTTTCTATGATTGCACCAGCGGCAGATTTGTTTAGTAAACTGACAAGCGATGACCAGCCACTTCTATTGGTTTTACTTTTTGCTAACGAATAAGTTAAGCCACGTCTAACTACATTGGCTTCAAAGCTAGGAAAAGCGCGGTTGCGACCAGTACGGCTCTTGCGCTCATAGCCTGGATAATTAAAGCGAGATAGGTTATCTATTGTGCCTGGCACATCATTACGCGCTGCCTGGGTAATGGCTTTTAAAGGCGCAGCAATCTCTTTGTTATATGCCTTTAAGGTTTCAGGGGCTAGTTTACGCAAAATCTTTCTAGCCTCTACGACCCCTTTTACCTCTGTTGGCATTTTCTCGCTCTCTTGCCTGCTGCTTTAAGACTTCGTAAAAAGCCTTAAGCAAATCTGTGTCCATGTTAATAAACTCGCTAGGCGCGATTCCAGTATGGATGCTCAACTGAGCAACTCTATACGTAAAGGAATCGCGCGTTAGCCATTTGGGGAATCGTCTGACACCACATCAACCGCAGCTAGAGTTTCAAGAAACGCTGATCCAAAAGGTTTGACATCAGGCGCATCTGCGCGGCGTAGACATTCCCATGCAAGCCAATAGATATGCTCTTGCTTTTCATCCTCACGAAAAGCTTTGTGAAAGCCTTTGCGAAACTGCTGCTCAAATGCATATTCAACAGATGGACTTATTGAGTGTGTGCTCTTAGTTCCATCAGCCCTTGTTACTATTATTCTTGCCATTTTTGCCCCTTTGTTAAATTAGAACGTGCCGGTATCGGCTATCGTTACAACAGAGTTTAGCGTAAAGGTGATGTCCTGTGTTCCAATATCGCCAACGCCACCATTGATTGGGGTCAGGTTATTGACCAAAATATCAAAGGTGTAAAGCGGATTGGTTGCACCGACAGCAGTTAGTTTC